TTTTTCTCCGAATTGGTCTTCATTACAAATATAATAAACAGCTTCTCTTAGACCTGAAAAGCCTAATGAAATTGAGAAGTAGCCATTATAAACAAATTTTTCTAAAGTTTCTTCTGGGTTTAATCTTGCTATGCCGCCATAGACAAAATGTAAAGGATTGTTTTTAGCTTTAAACTTAGCAACATGATTTGCTCTCCATAACATATCTCTTTGAGCAATATCAATATAATGGGAAAGATTATTAAATAGAATTTCTTCACTTCTATCGGGATTATTTTCCATTGCTATATAAGGTAGGTTTAAAGTTTGAACTCCCATATTGGCGCGGCCCCAAGTTACGTAATTTCCATTCTCGTCTTGCCACGGATTAAGCATGCTTCTGCACAACATGGATACATATTTCTATGCTGGTTACCATGTTAGACTATATCTTCATTTTAAATTAATAAAATGCTGTACACTTCGGATGGTGCTAATCTCCATCCTACTCTGCTACATTCATCGCAGATAGTCGTTAGAGTTCCTTATACTTAAAGTATAAGTTTACCACGGGATTGGCATGGGATTGCATGACTTTCCTTTAGCTTTCCCCGTTAGCCGATTTTCTATTCATCATTTCCTATGAATCCTAAATCGTAAAATCGACACCGTTTTTGCATACGTTCACACAGTTTTACATGAGCAACAAATTTTACCCATAGGGAACGTCGGAACTTCCTTAAGCTCGATATGTTTTTTAACACTTAAATAATCTGGGACTAAACGTTTAGCACTACATTCAGCACAAAGTTTAGTAACTTCATAGTACTTGCCGCCCTTCATAGTATTCTCATCTAAGAAATAAAGAATTTTAGGAAAGTTAGGATTTAAATAAGTTCCATCTTCTTGCTTAATACCTTGAATTCTTTGTCTTAGCATTTCAGTAAAGACTAAAATTAAATCTTCCGTATATTCTTCGTCTTCGCTAAGCCAGCAACCAACACTTAAAAATGCCGCCTGCCCTGTTCCAGAGCAAAGAGTATTGGTTTGATAAAGAAAAGTTTGCATACCATCTTTAATTTCTTTCTTAAGCCGCACAGCAGTAATTCTATCAATATCATCTTCTGTATATGAAATTTCAGAAATTGAACTTAGTTCTTCTGTTACTTCTTTTCTAATTTTTTGTCTACTAATATCAACAAATTTAGCAAGATGAAGTAAATTTATGGTAATGCCGCCATATTGACAACTTGTAGCATGACTTAGTGCTTGTGATGCTACGGTACAAGCTGTTTTAAAAGACTTTGGTGTTTCAATATAAATTCCATTAATTGAGCAACCTTTAAAGATTTCTTCGAGATTATAAAGGCAGCAGTTGAACATTTCTCGAGCCGAGTATGACATATCATGGAACTTGACTACACATCTATCATGAGCATCAAGGCAGTCCCGCGGCAACAGTTGTCTCATCATTTCCTTACTTGGAATTTCAGCAAGATAAGCATTTTTAATATGAACTAAATGGGGATTTTTATTTCCATTCTCATGTTCAATTTCTGGACTTACAAATAAAACCTTTTCAATTTCACTAGGATTTTTAGTTGCCCTTTCTTTATCCATTTTATACTTACTATATTCTCTTGCAACTTCAGGCAATTCTCGATAAAGGTAACTCATTACCAAGTTCTCAACGTCAGCAATATCAATTATATCCTCATTCCAGCAATCTAATTCATTCTCAATTTCATCTGCTATTTCATTAATTTGAGAAAAATTTGGATAACCTATTTGATTATAAGCTTGAATTACTGCGTTGACAATTTTACTTTTATCAAATTCATATAAACCAGTTTCTTTTTTTACCTACATAGTTTACATTCCTCCTTTTTGATTTCTATTTTTATTATACCATAATAGAAGAAAAAAGTCAAGATTTAACTCTTGACTTTTATTTTTCTTCCCAATTCATCATTTTTTCATAGATTTCATGAACATAGCTATTACCATTTAAATTAACATAACTATCATACATTTTACATAAGTCCTCTTTTACATAAGTTGGTAACTATTTTTCTTCTTTATATTCTTCGTAGATGGTTGTAATAGAATGTCGTAAGGAACATTGTGCCGCTTCCTAATCTTTTTCTATTTTAGCACTAATATTATCTAAAGAAGAAGTTATCTAAGAAATTTCAGAAGTAAGCATTTTTTTTCTTTCTTCATTTGTCTCTGCAATATACTTTCTAATATCAGTATTACTTTCTTCTATTTGCTCTTTTATATTTCTTTTAAGCCAAGCAGTAGGTTTTTTAGCAATTAACCCCCAAACAGCAGTTATAGAAATTATTGCTCCTGCCGCGCCGCCTATCGACTTAATTACGTCTAAAGCAGTCATTAACCCCATTTATACTCACCTCCCCATATAACGTTTCAAATTATCTATATGGTACTTGTCTTTAACAAGATAACTAGGTTCGGTTAGAATTTTATTTAAGGTTAGAGTATCTAAGTCCCAATAGGGAATCCGCACTAATGGAATATTGTGCATTAAGCAATATTTATTTTTTCTTCTATCCCATTCCTATTGCCGTTTATAACCAGAAATATTTTTATGGAAATAAGGAACATATTCGTAGTGCTATCTACCATCAAACTCTAATAGAAATAATAGTCTTCCTTTCTAATAAATTCCAAAATCAAATCTAAGTGGAACTTTATGTTTTCCAGTTAAATCATCAAAACTAACTTCCCTTTCAAATTTTATGCCGCCGCGGCGAAGAAGATTAATAATCTTTTGTTCGCCTTTTGAGGTCTTAATCATTTAAATCGTCTCTTCTTTTAGGCGGTTTAGGAATAAACTAAGGTTGCGGCTGCTTAGGTGGTTTTACTGGAATATAAGTTGGAATTAACTAAGGCTATGGTGTAAAAGTAGGTTTTAATTCGGAGACTGGCCGCGGCTCGATATGGAAAGTAGATAAATGGGCATAATCTATTGAAGAAGGGTCTTCTTTAATTTGAGCCTATAAACGTTTAACTCCTTCATTATAAGAAATATTATCTTTACTATAAAACTAACAATTTAAAATAGCAGAAAAATAAGTTGTATTAATTATTTCAACATCTTTAGTTTCTTCTTCTTTTTTAATTTGTTCTTCTCTCCATTCTAATAACTTAGTACTATCAAACTCAAAAGTTCCAATTTCAAAAAGAATTCCATAGTAAATCTCCTTTCCATTAGAGATTATATAAGTAGAATTTTCTTCTTTCCAAGTTAAAGAAAAAATTACTAAATATTTATTAATATTATAGAGAAGTTTAATGTTGTCCTTATCTCTATATTTAACGTTTAATAAGCTAGTTGTAAGATTAGTATTGTCAAAAATAGAAGAAGTTACTTCTATTGTGTCTGGAAAAATTTCTTTATAATTTTCAAAATTATAACCACTAAAACTATTATCCCATTCTCTTAATTCTCTATCGTCTTGTGGCTCGCCCAGAGTTTGCTAGATTAAAGTTGCTGTTTTAAGATAATCTTCTCTAATTCTACATACTGGCATTTTAGAACAAGTTACACATTTAGGTTCTATTTGAGTATGCTTAGGCGGCTCTTTTATATCTAATGGTGATAAAAAAGTTTTATTCATTTAATTTCACCTCTTTATAAAACAAAAATAACGAGATAGCTAATTAAAACTATTCTCGTTATTAAAGTAATATTTTACAAGCTGTTATCTAAGACTTTTCTTTTAAGCAGGGATATAAATAAACTTCCAAAAGAATTACCCACTACAACAATTAGTATACGAAGTGCCGCAGCATCACTACATATATGGGCGAAACTAAAGTAAAAGATATTTGCTATACAGTGTTCAAAGCCGCAGAGTATAAAAATTGAGATAGATAAAAATACGGATAAAATTTGAGAAAGTTTATTAGAAGAAGTTTTATAAGTTTCTACAGCAATAAACATTAGAATGCCACAAAAGAACCCCATTATTAGCTAACTTAATAAGGAGTCGTTAAGCTTTTTAGTACATAATTCTTCTGCTATTGGAATTAGAGTTTTTAGTTTTGTAGTTGATAGAATTAATCCCGTCGCGGCCGCGCCAACAAAATTGCCAATAAAAATAATCGGAAGGTGCGGCGGTAAATAACCTATTTGACCAGTATAGAGCTTAAGCTAAAATTCTAAAATTGTAAATAAACCAAAGCCGAATAAGAGTGCTCCTATAATTGGAGCACCCATTGAGGTTAATGATAAATACGTTGTGCCGCCTAGTCCTATTAAAATTCCTGCTAGGGCCGCGGCGACAAAGTTAGATAGGATTACTTTTTTATTCATTATCTTACTGCTCAATCTGGTCAAAAGTACAATCTTCTGGACGTTTATCAGGTCGCTCTTGAACAATCTTACCATGACGTAGAGAGTATGATCCTTGAATTTTCTCTACCTCCATCGCGCTGAGTTCATACACTTTACCAACCAATTTTTCTGAATTATTAACCATGTCAGACCTCATAGTGTCTGTAATACCAGATATATAGCCAATATGTGTTGGTTTTCCATCTTTCATAACTGAAAATGAAATGGCACTTGCCCAACCATAATAATAAGGCTTTGTAATTGGAATTATAGGTACACCACTAATATACTCATTGTACATTTTGGCATTGAACTTCTCGTTTGTTTTTTCATTCTGCCAGTATGACCAATTCTCAATCTCCTTACCGGAATAAACTTGGGTAGGTAGGCGATAATTACCATCAATAAATGCGTCAATCGTCTGATTAATTTCCATTTTAACTTTTAAAGTTTTTCTTGCTGTTCTTTTTCCTGGTTCAGCAAGTCCCGATTTTTTATAAAGTACCATCCCCTCAAGACCAGAACTAAGATATTCTCCGAGTTTATCCCAAGCTTCCTGTCCTTCGTAATAAATTGCTCTTTCTACATTATCTTCTCCGTCAAATAAATCAAGCATTTCATAGTTAAGATAATAATCAATACGTCTTTCAAAAGGAATATTAAGAAGACTCTTTCCATTCCAAGCCCAAACATCAAAAATATAATAAGAAAGTTTTTCTCCTTTATCTTGCCGCTCTATTGCTTTTTCTTTGAGACAGCCTAGAATTGTAGTTACCTTTCTACTACCCCTTTGCTTTGGAAAATAAAGTTCTCCAAGCAAACAAGTTCCATTAGGGAGAGAATCGAAGAATTCTTGACATTGCGGCACCCACTCAATTTTATTAAGATATCCTCCATTTACGCTTTCAGACCTGCCTTGAAGACGCATATTACCGTCCATGTCTTTGATAAAACGGGCATAATGACCGTCATTCTTTAATGACGCAAGATAGTTGTTTGAAAGAAACATATTTTTTGTTTCTTCTTTTTTATTTCCTTTATAAGACTTAGGAAAAGACCAAAATTTTTCACTAGGTAGATTTTCAAAGTCGATTGAATCAATAATCATACTCATTATATAAAATTCCTCCTTTAATTTTCTTTAATTATATTATATCATAAATTTTTAAAAAAGTCAAAAAAGAAAGTTGATATATTATTAGGTGATGTTAATATTTACTATCACCGTTTAATTCTCATAATCAAAAACAATTATTTCATCATTAATTAAAATCTCTTTCATTTTTTCAGAAAGACAAGTTTCTTCCATTTGTAAATACTATTTTGCTTCGCCGCCATCGGTATAAAAATTAACGGCATTTAATTCAAACAAATAAGAAGGTGTACCCAAATTAGTATTTTTATTTTCTACTATTTTATATTCTATTAAATTTAGTTTACTTAGCCAAATTAAACTATTTATTATATTTCTTGTATTTTTTCTATCTTTAGTAAGCTTTAATAATCCTCTTAAATCAGCAATTGAGAACCTTTTTTCTGACGGTGTTTTCATATAACAAAAACGTTCCTACATATTAGCTAATAATAAATAAATTTTTAATTCTAATTCACTTACAAGAAATTCGTTCTATATTTTATCTATAGTTTCTCTTGGCATAAT